TTGTGTAAATTAGTAGCGATATCCAATATCATGTTTGTTCTATTAATCTCTATATTTCTTGCGTGAGAAGGAAACATCTTTTTCATATACGCCAATTTTTGTTGTGGCGATAATGGATTTTTCTTACTGTCTTCACTTCTACTCAAATAAATTTTGTGGTCATTTGCTCTTACAGATTTTACTTTTCTAATAAGTTTCTCATGACCAATGGTAGGTGGATTGAATCTACCAAATGTGAATGCTATTGTCTTTCTTGGTCTTCTTAAATCTTCGTTTACTTCTTCAGGAAGGCCTGCGTCTCTAACTGCTTTTCCAAATACACCATAATCTATACCAGCATGTTGAGCTGCCTTATTTTTGGCGTCTTTCATTCCTTGTTTTAAATATTTTATATAAAGTTGTAGACCTCTTCCCATTTCTTTACGTCTAATTGTTCTTCTAATTAAATCGTCCCATGCTGAAGCAATTGATTCTAAATTCATATTATCAATCTGTTCAGCTGTTAAACTTTTTATCTCATCATCGGTAACTTTACCGTCATCTAATATCTGTTTACATTTTTTATAAAATTTTAGATAGTGATATTTCTCTAACATTTTATAGATAACATTTTTAGGTAATCTATTCTTAACTCCATATTTTCTAATTTCATCCGGTGTCATATCACCAGCGAATGCAGCTCTTCTATCTGCGTCAACGTTATCACCTATTTTTATTATCTCTTTAATACTGTCTTCTATTTCTTCTAACTTTTCATTTATTTTTTCTTGTAAGTTTAATATATCATCTGGTTGTAATTCAACTAACTCATGGTAATCAATTATATCTCGTTTCAGTTCTCCTTTTACTACATCTAACTCTTGTACTTTTCTTTCAAACTCTTTGATGTATAAGTTTGTATCAAAAGTAAAATCATCTGGTCTCTTTATAAACTTATCTTTCTCTATATCAAACACTGCGTCTGCTTTTTTATTCTGATCGTCATATGTTTTTTGATCTGTTATAAAGTAGTAGTTAATAGGGTGTTTAGTTCCAGGTATTAACTTACCTTGTATGTTCTTTGGATTTTTTGCTGACAAATATTTTTGAGAAAGATTAACTCTTTCGTCTTCTTGTTTGTCCTTTGGTACGTCAAACAATACATTAATGTCCAGATCAGCGTCATTTCTATATCTCTTTGTAAGTATAGAACCTATCAATGCTATCTTGATTACTGGATATTCTTTCTCAAATATTTCTATCTGTTTATTAATTAATTCTTTAACACTTGGTTTTATTTTAGGGTCTTTACTATCGGCATTATCAAATACACCAGGCGCATATGTACGTCTTGGTATATCTATGATACTCTCTTTGATTAAGTAATCTTTAAAAGTTTTCATATTCTTTTTTTAGCCTCTAGTTCTTTTGCTATCCATTGTTTAGCAATATAGTTATTAGGGTTAGTTCTTATTTGTCTTCTAATATATGATGAGGCCGTTCTAATTGTATTACTGACAAGTTCAGCTTCTGATCTGTTATTGTCAATAATTAACATCTTATTCGGACTAAACATATTTTGAAAAGACCCTATGTTTTGTTGTACTTTTTTCCAACTATTCTGTACAATATATTCTGGTATTGATCTTGATCTAGTCTTGTTTCTTTCTATGGCCACCTCTAAACTTGTGTTTACGAATATCATATAACAATCGTAACCGAGTGCTGATAACATAGAATGTTGTCTAGATATAACTGTCTTATCACGACCTGTTGCGTCTATGACTAAACCTAATCTACCTTTTACATATTGATCTAACGCCGAGCCGGCCGTTAATTTTGCTCTTGCTCTAACTTGGTTTCTAAAATATTCTTCCTCGTCTGGCATTTTTAAAGATAAATTTGCCTTTAACAATCCTCTTTCAAAGATTGTATCAGAGTTTACTATTTTAAGACCTGTTCCAGCAAAGGCTTGATTCGTGACAAAAGTTTTTCCCGAACCTGGTCCACCTGCTAAGAAGAAAGCTTTAAATATTCCTGGGTCGTATACGCCCTCGGATAAAAATGCTGTGACTTCTTTTAGTGTTTTCATATTAACTGTTCGCTTGTGCTTTAGCCGCCTCGTCTAGTATTTCTTCCATATCTTTAGCATAAGTTCTTATTGCCTGCATAACTGCGAAAACACCTTTTCGTCTTCTTTCAGTTAATACACCATAGAAACCTATATCTACGATATCATCATCTGTCACTTCCAAAATTTCTTTTGGTGTGTGGCCAGACATTACGTTTTGTAGAATATACATTACACCTCTTGCCTCATGTGAATCAGCGTCTACTTCAAACAACATTTTGTCCTCTTTCAATGATGGTATTATCCAAACTTGGCTAACACAACCATGTATTCTGTATCCGTTAATTCTTTTAGATTCATCAAGTTCAATTATACCTTTACCTTGTTCAAGTAAATAGTAAAATTTTTCTTTTTCCTCTAATTGAGAAAAGTTATGACCCCATGTCCCTAATTTTTCTTTTATTGACATGTCTTCTAGTTTAGTACCATCAGCTAGATCAACTCCTTTTCTATCTTCATTTAGCACAGGCTCAGGTACTCCTACATCTGTTGAAGCTGGTGCTTCTACAGTTTGGTCAATTTCCGGATTTGTCGGAAACTTGATACCATTTGCTTCGTCCATCATCTGTTGCTCCTTTTCTGCAATAGCTATTTCTTTATCCATATTTTCTTTGGCAGATTTTGCTAATGCTTTTCCTATTTTTTTCATTCCACCTTTTATATACATTATATTACTCCTTTTTAATTGTCCACCTTAGCGCCAGCTCTCCACTGATAACAACTCCAGTATCTTGCTTTCCATTTCGGACCTGGATTGGCACAGTTGTGTCTCGCTCTAAAATTTTTTCTTCGGTTAGGGTCGTCTCTTTTGATTTCCATATTCGGATCACCAAATCCAACCTTAACTATATTACCCTTGTCGTTCTTTACATAAACATAAAATTTCTTTTTACCATCACTTGAACGAGTTGGATTATTTAATTTCACTTTTTTACCCTCGTGCTCTGCTTCTTCAACCACGAGATCATCGTATTTCATATTCTCGCAAATAGAATCGATTTCGTCTAATTTATTTTCGTACTCTTTAAATGTTTTCATTCTTTGACCTTATTTATTATCTCTTTAGCTATCTCTTCCGGCTCTGCGCCTTCAGCTTTAACTTCTACAAAACCATCGTGGTCTCTATAGTGTTCAATCACCGGACCTGTTTCTTTTTTGTATAGTTGTATTCTATGTTTGATAACTTCAGGTTTATCATCAGCTCTACCTCTTGCTGTTAGTCTTCTTATAACTTCTTCCTCACTAACATTAAGATATACTATCTTGTTTATGATAATACCTTTTTCATTCATATCTTTTACTTGTTGCATGTATCTTGGAAAACCATCAAATACAAAACCATCTGCCTTTGCAACGGCGTCAAATACAAGTTTCTTAACTATATCATTTGGCGCAAAATCTCCCTTACCTAAATTAGTAAGTCTTTTACCCATTTCACTACCACTTTCTTTTTCTTTTCTTAATAAGTCACCTGGATATATGTGAGCTATATTAAATTCTTTTGTTAAAAATTTGGCATACGTAGACTTACCACTACCTGGACCACCTATTAAGATAATCTTTGGTTGTCTTTTATCTTCTAAAAATTTAAATATATAATCTTTAAATCCTATCATTTTTACCTTTCATCAATATTACTCTTTTCATCCAAGCCCAATCGCCAATCTTATGGCATGTTTCTTGTATTACTTTTAAAATTGTAAGTTTAAATTTTTTCATTATCCTTTTACCCAATCTTTAGCAATAGTAAAGTTTGCTCTACTAAATTCTAATCTGTCTACTAGTTTAACTGCACCAGCTGATCTGTTTACTGCAACATAACCCTCTGGATTTGTCACTCTGTAACCATTACCTGTTCTAATAAAGTGACCAATACTTTGTATTTGTGATAACTTTGATATTAGAAAGTTCTTTGCATTACCTAAACTAACATGTGAAGCTATTGCAAAATATAATCCTGATTCATTTCTATCAATAAATTTTAAATTTTGTTCTAATAAATCTCTATACTTTTGTTTACCTTTTGGTGTTTTTCTTTGTGCTATTTCTTCTACTAAAATATTTTCGTAGTAATCTCTAAACATTTTCTGTAGAGTTTTTACTTTGCCCATATGACCTTGTGTGTTTTTAATATAGTGGTTAAAGAAAGCCTTTAATCTAAAACCTACTGATAAAGAATCATTTGACCTTGACATTTCATTTAATATAACAGACGCCTTACCTAAAGAGCCTTCAGCCATTCTAATTAAACCATCAAATCT